GACGAGATCAGCGGCGCCCATGACACCGATGCTCTGGCCCAAGAGCTGAAGCGGCGCTACCCGACGCACCTTATATATGTGTACCCCGACGCCTCCGGCGGCAATCGGAGCACCAATGCCAGCAGGACTGACATTCAGATTCTGGAAAGCTACGGGTTCAGCAATCAGTCAGGCCGGTCAAATCCTGCCGTTCGTGATCGTGTCAGTGCTGTTCAGGGTCTGCTGGAAAACGGCAAGGGCGAAATCAGGCTGAACGTGGCGCAGGGCTGCACGCGGTTGATCGAATGCTTAGAGCTGCAGAGCTGGACTGAGAAGGGCGAGCCTGACAAGGAAGCTGGCCATGACCACATGGTTGATGCGTTGGGTTATGTGGTGTGGCGAGAGTTCAACCCGCTGCACAAGGGTGCTGGCCGTGGCACGGGCATCAGGCTCTATTGACGATTTGTGAAGTGACCACTGGGGTGCTTGCCAGATGGCAGGGGTATACTCCATAATTAAGGGACAGGGGGCGACCCCACCACTCCCGGCAGGACGCCGGCTCTTCAAATGTTGGTTCTCTCCGAAACCGGCACCCCCTTCACCGAGGCTCAGCTCGATGCGGCCTTCAAAAAGGTTGCTGATCCTGCCGACTGGCGCAATCCCATCAACTACGAAGTGGTTGATCGTGACGAAGTGCACGTCACTGTTTGCGCAATCCAGTACTACACGGCTGCGCCGGTGGAAGTGAAAGATCTGCAGTGGAACGATGAGTTCATGATCTTTTCGCCCGGCTACCGTCTTGGCCCTGCAGGCTGCTGAACACTCGGCCCCTTCGGGGGCCTTTTTCTTCGGGGCGACCCGCTCACACAATGAAACGACTTCTCTTTGCTGCAGCACTGCTGTTCAACGGTCCAGCCTTTGCTCATCACACTGGCCGTCACGTCACCGCCACCGTCTATCACCCTTGGTTTGATGGCCGCACCACATATTGCGGTCAGACCTACCGCCACTATTCCGGCATCTCCGCTGCTCACCCTTGGCTTTCATGCGGCACCAAAGTCCGCGTCTCACACAAAGGCCGATCCTTGGTCGTGCCAATCACTGACCGCTGCGACTGCAACAGCATTGATCTCTCCGCCGCTGCTGCTCAGCGCCTTGGTGTCCCAATCGACGGCATCGCTACCGTCCGCATTAGTTACTAACCCTTGCCATGCCGATTACCCTGAATCTGCCGCACACTTTCAATGGCCACGTACCTTTGGCACGAGATGGAAGCTGCCTTTGATGCAGCCGAAGATCTTGATGGCTCTGAGTTCAATTTCATTGCAGCCGCAATGCTTTCTGTCATTCAGCAGTGGCTTTATGAAGAGGGCTACGACGAAGCGGCTGATTCCCTAGACGAAGAGATCTTCCACGCCGAAGAGGCAGACTAATTTGCTGGGTCGGTTCTACCCGTAAGGATGAACGCCGTGTGTGGCGGTATCGGAGGCCCAGCCAACAATCAGCATTAACCTAGAACCATAGAATTTGTGCATGGCTAGGCGCGCAAGATGACTTACACCGGCTTCAGGCGTTATGACCGGAATATCCAGCGCCAAGCAACGCAAGTGCAGGATCCCGGTTCAGCTTGGGCCAGCATGGAGCCTCATTGGATCCTGATTGAGGATCTAATAGAAGGCACCTATGGGATGCGCCGTAAGCATCGCCGGTATCTGCCCCAAGAGCCACGCGAACTAGACGAAAGCTTTGATAACCGTCTAGCACGTTCTGTCTGCCCGCCTTATTACCAACGTCTTGAACGGATGTTGGCTGGTATGTTGACGCGCAAGCCGGTCAAACTGGATAACGTACCTGATCAAATCCGCGAACAACTATTCGATGTAGATCTACAGGGTAATGATCTAAACATTTTCACCTATGAACTAACGCGAAAAATTGTTCGCTACGGCCACGTTGGCGTACTGGTTGATTTTCCGACTGCTACTGACGATGAAACCCAGAACATCACCGATGTAGCAAGCCTGCGCCCTTATTGGGTTTGCTACACCCCACGTGACATCCTTGGCTGGCGCTCTGAAATCCTGAACGGCGCACAGCAGCTGACCATGCTCCGCCTAATGGAGCGCGTCGTTGTCGCAGATGGTGAGTTTGGTGAAAAGTACGTTGAGCAGATTCGTGTATTGCGCCCTGGCTCTTATGAGCTGTACCGCCAAGCTGAAACCAGCGGTGATTTTGAGAAGGTATCAGAAGGCCAAACCAGCCTTGATTACATTCCATTTGCTGTTGCCTATTCCAACCGCGTCGGGCTGCTTGAATCGCGGCCACCGATGGAAGACATCGCTGAGCTGAACCTAAAGGCATATCAAATCCAGAGCGATCTGGACAACATGCTGCATATCAGCGCCGTGCCGATGCTGGCGTTCTTCGGGTTCCCGAGTTCTGCCGAGGAAGTGTCCGCCGGTCCTGGTGAAGCAATCGCCTTCCCTGCTGAAGGCCGCGCTGAATACATCGAACCTGACGGTAAAAGCTTTGAAGCGCAGTTCAAACGCCTTGAGCAACTCGCCGGTCAGATCAACGAACTTGGCCTATCTGCTGTCCTGGGTCAAAAACTCAGTGCTGAAACAGCTGAATCGAAGCGCATTGATCGCAGCCAGGGCGACAGCACCATGATGGTGATTGCTCAGCAGGTGCAGGATCTGATTGATAACTGCCTACAGTTCCACGCTGATTTTGTCGGCCAACCTCAAGCCGGTTCCAGCTATGTCAACCGGGATTTTGTGGGCGCACGCCTTGAGCCTGCGGAAATCCTCGCCCTGCTGCAGCTCTACACCGCAGGATCCATCACGCAGAAAACCCTCCTTGATCAGCTTGCTGAAGGTGAAGTTCTGGGTGATGACTTTGATGTTGAGGAAGAGTTAGAAGCCACCCAAATGGGCGGGTTAATTGAAATGGGAGGCCCGGAAAATTTGGGCGCCGAAGACATTATTGGCGAAGAGATGCCAACCGATGAAATGATGTCATGACGCAATCCGGCGTAACTCCGCGCCTGCTCAACGTTGAGCAATACAAACGGCGGATTGATCCCAATCAACCCGTTGCAAATTTGTTCCGCAACGCAATAGACCTCAATCGTTTCAGCAATGCTGTTTCACGGCAGATCGTTCGTGATTACAACGAAATCATCCTTAGTGCCGTTGCTGATCTAAAGGCAATCGACATTGGTGCTGCTACCGCAGGTGCTGGCATTGTTAGCCCACAGTCCTATCAAGCTCAGCGTTTGCGCGTCATCCTTGCTCAGCTCAAAGAATCACTTGATGGCTGGGCTGGCCGCAGCACTGCATACGTTACCGGCGAATTGCAAGGCTTGGCTGAGCTGCAAACCGAATTTGTCACTGAGCAGCTGCGTCTCGCCATTGAAGGCGGCCAGGTTGGTGCTCGTCAAATCCAGCCAAGCGTTGTTGCCCAACAGGTTGTTCGTACTGTTGAAGTTGCACCGAACTTCGCCGCTACCGTCGCCACTATTGATCCGACGGACATCAATTTCACGTTGCCCGGCACCGGAGCTTTTAATTTGACGGCAGGCCAGGGCGCAGCAATCACATTGCCAAATGGTCAAGTGGTCAGCAAGGCATTTCGCGGCTTGGCCGAATCTCAGGCTCAGCGTTTCAACGCGGTTGTTCGTACTGGATTATTGGCTGGCGAGCCGACACCACAGATTGCACGGCGTTTGGTTGGCAACCTTGACTTTGGGCAACTTGCGAAAACAGCACGGCAGCAAGCCTTGGCCGGTGGTGAATTAACCAAAATGGCTGATCATCAGGTGTTGACCATTGTTCGCACGTCGATTCAACAGGTCGCCAACGCCGCAAGCGATAACGTTTATAACGCCAATCAAGATGTCACACAGAAATATCGCTACGTCGCAACGCTTGATGGTCGCACATCAGCCATTTGCCGCAGTCTTGATGGGAAGGAGTTCAAATATGGCGATGGTCCAATGCCACCAGTGCATTTCAACTGCCGCTCAACCATCGTTCCAGTGATTGACTATCGGGGGCTTGGCTTGCGTCCACCTGAGGAAGTATTGGGTAAGGGCAGCTTATTTTTCAAGCGTGCGGCAGAAGGCGGCCAAGTAAAAGCCAGTACGACATATGGCGAATGGCTGCGTTCACAATCACAGGCGTATCAAGAGGAGGTTTTGGGTAAGTCTCGCGCTGGTTATTTCGACAAACTGGCCAATAAATACGGACCACAGCAGGCCTTGGTCAAATTAGTCCGCGAGGATGGATCAGAGGTGCCGCTTAAAATTCTCAAAGAGCGTTACGGTTCAACCAATGGCTAAAAAGCCGACCAA